AGTTGCGGACACTAAGTGCATTCCGGCGGACTAAGAGATTCCTTTAATGAAAAAAGAACCCGATCAGTGCAACGGCAGGATTGATTGCACTTTCTTGCCCTTCTTTCCCCCGCTCCCTTTGTTCGCTTCAATTTAATAGAATTATCTAAAATAAGTCCGGTTAGTCCGACTCAATCGAACGATGTAACTGAAAACCAATGAGCCGCGAGGATTGGACAAAACTCCTTTCAGATAGGACGTCGAGGACTTATTGAGCCGTCGTCATCTTCTCAACAAGGGGAGCGGGGAAGAGCCGCACAAACGGAAGAGAAGAAGTCCGACGTCGGCCCGGCATCATCCTCCTGCTAACCCGCCCCACACCGGGCCTCGGTCGATCAACTCAGCTGGCCAGTCTCCCTTCACGGCATCACCCAGCAGCAGAAAGATCATTGACCGCAGCCGTCTGCGAGCCGATCGCCTGCCATGATCACCGCAGACAAGACAACCTGCCCCCTCATCGGCGGCCCTGCCGGCGGCCGCACGGCGAGCCTGGTTGAGCCACTCGCCGCACACTACAGCTACGCCCCACCTGGTCAGATCCCCACCATCTACCAGCTCTTCTCCTACGATCTCCCCCGACACACGGCCCACTACCTCAGCCCCCTGGGCATGACGGACACGGATCGATTGATCGCTGCGGCCGCCCTCTTCACCGGCCCGGGCAATCGCTCCCTATTTCAATTCAAAGAACCCGCGGCCGCCGCCGGCGTCCCTTCCACCAGGTAAACCACGAAGGTGCTGGTGCTCGTGTTCCGATCGGAAAAACGGTACGTCCGGCCGTCTACTTGCACCAGCCGGCCGAGGCGCTTGCGCAGGATCTTCGCCCAGGGCCCTGCCTGCTTCTGGGGGTCCATGTAGCGCTTCGCCTGCTCAAGCTTCACAGCATCCGTGAAATCCGTGTCCGGCACTTTCCACAAGCTCGGCCGCTGCTCCATGATCGCCAGTGTCAGCTCCAGATCCCCCAGCTTGTCCACGTAGAGCCCGTGCTCGCGTGCCACCGCACACCATTCAGGGAGCGGGATGGAAACGCCGGCCACGGTCGGCGTGAATCGCCGCACCACACCCGCGAAAAGCGTATCAAATTCCACCTGCCACTTGTCCCCCGCATCCGCCAGCAGCGCCGGCGCGAATGCATCGCCGAAGCCGGCCGCCGCCACGATCCCGCCCACGATCCCCGTCCATTCCACAAAGCTCGCCATCCTCCGCGGTGCCGCCGGCATCTTCTCATCGCTCCAATGCTTCACCATCGCCCACAGCGCGCTGAGGATCCTTGACCGGTTCTCCGGAGCCGCCAGCCACTCGCTCGTGATCTCCACGCCCTTCCGTTTGCTCAGCCGTTCCGCCGCCGATGTCGTCGCGAAAAGGTCCACCATCACCGCCCGCCGCACCAGGTCATCGCTCAGCGTCGTCCCGTTGCCGGAAATCAGCGTCATGATCCGCTTTGGCAGCTCCACCTGCTGGTGGCTGTGCATCCGCCGGTAGCCCCAGCGCGGCTGCACGATCCACCGGTTCAGCGTTTGCGATTTAATAAATCCGTCCACGTCGTCCAGGAACAAATAGCTCGAGTAGCTCCCCACTTTCACCGCCAGCATCTTTTTGAACTCATCCCCCTCGTCGAAATCATCCGTCAGGCAATACCCATACAGCGGCGTGATCGTCATTTCCGCCAGGATCGATTTGCCGGATCCCTCCATGTTCGCGTTGTAGTAATACATCGGCACCGCCAGGGCATCGGGAAACAGCAATTGCACGAAATTCCCGATCATTCCGGAAATCTGCGCCGCCAGCGATCGCCCCGGATCTCCCCATTCAAAGCCGCCCAGCAGCTCCCGGAAAAACGTCGTCGCCTCCGCCAGCGTCATCGTCACGATGTGCGGCGCGTTCCCCGTCACGAACACCTTGTGCTCCGGATCATAGCCCCGCGGCAGCAGCCGCACGCCCTTCCGGTCCTCGATGAATACCGGCAGCATCGCCGGCAGCACCCGCGTCACCTCCGGCAGCATCGCCTTGAACATCGAGCTGCCCAGGATCTCCCCCGCCCGCTTCGAGGTCATCGATACCCGCTTCGGCTTCCCATCCTCATCCTTACCATTGCACACCACGCAATGCCGCTCGATCCACGAGATGAAATTCTTGTCCGTCATCGTCTCCACCTTCCCCTCCGGATCGATGGTCACCACATTGTCCGCCTGGACGAACAAACCCTCGTGCCGCACGATCTGCCCCACCTCCAGGATGACTTCGGAAATCGTTTTCCGCACGTCCACCATCGGCGCCGTCGCCTTCCCCAGCCTCTCGCCGGATTGCACGTCGAGGTCGATCCCCATCGCCGCGGCGATCGGTCCCAGCTTGCGGAACATCTCTTCCGAGATCCGCCGTCCGTTGTTTTCCGGTTCATCACTCTGCATCCAGCACTCGCAATCTAGGTTTTGTTAAAATTGAATCCGCGGTCGGCTCCTGATCCAGCCACAGCAACCGCTGCTCGCCTGGTTCCGGCCACCGCACGTAGCGGGATTTCGGTTTTCCCGCCGGCGTCTTGCCATCGGTCACCATCGCCCCCTCGCGCAGGCACAGCGGCAGCCTTGTCAACCGCACGCTCGTCATCGCCTTCCAGTCCCCCCCCAGCTTCGCCAATACCGGGCCCAGCATCTCCGCCATCTGCTGGATTTCATTCTGCGTCTTCGCCTCCACCCTCAGCAGCGCATGGATGGATCGCTTGCCGCTCGTATACAGCGCCGCGATGGGTAATGGCAGCTGCCCCAGCAGGTTCAGCCACGTCGCATCCGCCACACTGTCGCTTTCCAGCAGCAGATACCGCCACACCGTCACATTCGGCCCGCTGCGCCGGGAGATCACCGGCTCGCCGTTCTCATCGCGATCGCCGTTCGGCTTCCACTTCCCGTCCACCGGATTCGCCAGGAACCACACCCCGCATCGCCCGCTGCGTGGCAGCGCCTCTTCCGTTGGCCGCACCCCGGGCCGCCCGCCCAGCCGCCATGCCGTCCCCGGCCACTCACTCCCGCCCGCGGCGAAGAATCCGAAATCCCCCTGGGAATACTCCGAGGTGAAAATCAACGCCTTCTCCCCCGGCTCGTAAAGGTGTCCCAGGAAGAGCTCCGGCGTGTCCACATACCGCACGTCGATGGGGCTGCGCTCCATCAGGAATCGCTCCGTCATTTCAAAGCCTCTCAACGTCATCGCCGCGATCATCGCCGGATCCACGTCCTGCCCCTTCTTCACCGCCTCCGGAGCGTGCGCCTCCGCCGGCTGCTGCGCGGCATGTGGGCGCGAGTGCCCTGCGGCGGCCGTCCACGTCGCCTTGTCATTCTTCAGCAGATACCCGCGCTCCGCGTTCGCCTTCTCCGCCTGGCGGAGCTTGTGTTTCAGTTCCTTCTCACTCCACGCCGGCGCGCATCGGCTGTTGAATTCCTCCTGCAGCACCTGCATTGCCAGCCCCTCCGGCAGATCGAAGCCCTTCACCACCGCGATCGCGGCCGCATAGGCAGCATTGTGCCCGCCCGCCCCGCTCACGCTGGCATCCATCTTGCCGACATAGCGGCGGGCTCGATCAATCAGCTCCATAAAATTAAAGAGACCTCACGTCGTTTAATCAGCGTTCTGAACACAGGTGGCGCGTTCGATCACGGCACGGGCCGATTCGATGTCGCGGTCAAGACAGAGTCCGGTTTTGTCGGTCTCGCGAATTGTTTCCAGCCTGTGCATCAGGCCCCGGAGCCGCTCAAGCAAGTCGGGAGCGGCTGCGATAAGTCTGGCATTGGCTTCATCGAACGCATCAAGCCGATCCATCTTCGCAACGATGCATATCGATGGCTCAACCTCCCCTTCGGTATGGGATTCACGAATTACTCCGAGCGCGTCTCCGCCCAAGGAGGGGACTTCTCCGACATTTACGATCCACGGGCCGGGGGTGTGTTTTGGTGGTGATGATTGTGTGTTCATAGATCTTTCAGGTATAAAGTGAGGGCTGCCGCCGATCTCAACTTGCGGGACGCCCATTGATTGCATGTGAATGAGAAGTCCCTGGGCGCCGCATCCAAGGTGTCGGCATTGTTCGTCGCAGGTGAATTCCGGGAACCACTCGCACGGACGTTCAGAACCAGGCATCGCAGCCAAGCTCTGCCCGTCATTTCGAGTGGTGGTGATCATTGGTTCGCTGGCTGGATTTGGTCGTTCTCAATCATTGGGCCAGTTTGAGATTTCCTCGTCGGCGGCATCTTCGGGATTTTCCGTGAGATCATTATTGAGGTTTTCGAGCTGGGATTCCGCGATGTCTATTGCGGTCGTCGGATGCACTGCGGCTCGATCCTCTAGGCGGGCGGCGCAGCGTTTGATCCAATGTTCGCGAGATAGAGCGGGCTGCGGGTTTGCAAGACGCTGCAACCGGTCGATTTCCGCGGCGATGAGAGCGCCTGCTTTGACGAGGTTGCGGATTGGATTGTCAGACGGTTTCCACCATTCGGGATTCCACGGCCATTGATCGTCCATCAGTTTCGCGCCGCAGTTTCCTCTGACTTGCGCGGAGGCTGTTGTGGTGTAACTGATCGCCGCTTCCGCGAGCGCACCATCTGGGTGCTCCGCGTCATGTTCCGGTGTCCACCCTTCGGTAGTGATTTGCCGATCACGTTCGGCAGCGATTTGTTGAATTCCTGTTTTCATAATGTAAAAATTGAGAACCAGTCTCCTCACCGGACTTCGCCGGCGGGATTGGCGTTACGCTTTTCCCGCAGCGGAATCGTGAAGGTAATCGGGCCTACATTTCGCGGAGCGGGAGCCTGTGATAGAGCAATGATCGCCAATCCCACGTTCTGCATATCCTCACCATAGATATCCCAAAAATATCGCTGCCGTGGCCCCTTGCTATATCGCAAGAATGGTGGGTGCTCCGTCCCATCGTTGTAGCGGACCTGCACCGTCGGGCGCGTTTCCGGCCGTGGATGGGGCGGCATGTAATCCGGGATAATTTCGCAGGATTCGTGCCAAGGCTCATCAAGCAGATATTCCATCAGCTTCGTCGCATCCACCGGAGTGAGATTTGGGATTTGTTTCATTATTTTTGAAGTGCTCGTCGAACTACGGCGAAGATTAAAGCTACAAGGCAAACGAGGTAGGCTAGCGCGAATGCCATGTGATGAGGGCTCATAATTTTTCAGATTTATCTCAGAATTTCTAACAGCGCCTCTCCCAGTCTCCGCTTCTCGCCGAACAGCAGACGATGCCGGATCTTCCGCAACGCCCGGGCCTCGATCGCGAAAATATTATTGTGATGGCACCCGCAGAAGGCCGCGATTTCCCGCAACGATCGCCGCTCGCCCGGCAGCAACGTCGCTCCGGAGATCGCAAGCCCCAGATCCACCGATGATTTCATGCAGCGAGTTTCCGTGCTTTTTTCGCCGCCTTCTTCGCCGTCTTTTTCACCGCCTTCGCAGCGGTCTTTTTCGGCAAGGGAGCGACCTTTGTTTCCACCGCCTCCGGAGCGGCCGCCGGCGGCTCGTCTTTCGCCAGCGTGATCGGATCGATGCCCTTGCCCCACGATTTCGGCACCGGAAGTTCATCGGTGCACACGCGGATCCATTCGCTCTGCCAATCAAAACCGATCAGCCCGGCGATCGCCTGCATCTCCGCCATCTTGTCCGGCCGCACCAGGTCACGATTCGTGCCGAAGTAGATGCGCCCCTTCAGGATCGGCCGGATGGATTCCCACAGCAGTTCCTCCCGGGTGAGGTTCCCACCGCCGTGGCCGAATTCAGGCACCAGCACTTCCGCATCGAGGCTCAGCCACACCGCTTCATGATCCTTGAGATTGCTGAGGTAGTTCCGCTGATCGGTCATACCGAAGGCCGCCACCAGGTTCAGAATCGGCACCCCCGCCGGCACATCCGCCGCGCAGATCGCCTCCACCAGCAGCTTGTTCATCGCAGCCAGGCGCTTTCCCGTCAGACGGTCCTCGCGCGATTCGATCTGACCCGGCGAGCCGCTGGGCGCATTCTTACCTCCCGCCTTCTTTTTGATCAAGAAAACGAGTTTGGGTGCCATTGGCTTTGACACATCCAGCCCGGCGAGCTCGGTGCCCGCCTTCGCTTTTGAGACCGAGTAAGAATCGCTGAAATCCCAGCGATCCATCACTTTCAGCTCTTTGCCTTCATAGATCGCGCCGCCGTATCCCTCGCTTTTGAAAAGCACCACATCCGTGATCTTACGTTCTCCCAGGGCGGCCGTGATCGCTTTATCGATCGCCATTCCCAGCCGCTTCCCGAAGCAGATGGCGTTCAAACAATTGCCGCAGGATTTACCAGCTTCCTTGAAAAGTGAATCGTTCGTGTCAGTCGCGCAACCCGGGCCGCAACCTGGAATGAACGTGTCCGGATCGGTCAGCCAGTCGCAGCCCTCCAATGGACTTGCCAGCCCGCGGATGGCTTCCTGCAGTGAAGCGAACGAGCCCGCATTGCGAAAATTCCAATTGCCGGCTGCTCTGATCTGCATTTCCGGAGAAAGCGATCCCACCCGTTCTTTCATCTCCACGTTGAAATGGTCCAGTGGCTGTCCGGGCTTCATCAGCGCCATCAACTCCGGCACGATATCGAGCAGCTTCATCCGCCGCTTCACCCACAGCTCCGTCTTCCCATACCGCGCGCAGATTTCGCCGGGCGTGAGCCCTTCCGCCAGCCGGCGGCCGATCAATACCGCCTCCGCCTCCGGATCGGGATCCTCGCGCTGCAGGTTCTCCAGCAGGATCGTGTCTTCCAGCTCTCCGTCCGTCATCGGCCGCACGATCACATCCAGCGGAATGCCCAGCGCATGGCAGGCCGTCCGCCGGCGGGCTCCCGCCGCCAATTCCACGCAGCCCTTCTTCGTCGGATGCGGCCGCGCCAGCGCCGGCGTCGCCTGGCCGTGGGCCTTGATGGATTTCTTCAGCTCCGCCACCTCCTTTTCGGTCGGTTGGCGGGTGTTCAATTCGGACACCAGCACCAGCTTCGTGTCCATCTTCACGACCATCTCCGCCGTGCCCTTCGTTTGTTTTTTTGTCGCAGTTTTCATGTTTTTCCCAGTGTGTTTTCTCAAATAGATATCATTTCCGGCCGTCCGGATGGATCACGGATCGATCCCTCCACCCAGCATCGGCACCGCTGTTGGATCCAGCCCCGACGCCGGCAGCGAGGCCGGCGCGCAGACACCCGCCACCGTGTGCACCCGCGGCCCCACGCCCGCCGTCACGATCTCCGGCCGGTCCAGCGGATCCGCCCCATCGAGCGGCCCGCACGCCGGAAGTGCCAGGCAGGCCAGCGCCAGCAAGAGCCGCGCGGATGTCATGCCGCATCCTCCAGCAAGAGGTTCACCTCACCCTTCTTCCGCCCCAGCTCGCAGACCACGCGGAAGGCGTGGGTCTCCGTGATCCACACCGCATCCACGCCCTTCATCGAGCGCTCGATGCTCGCCACCACTTCCGGCTCGGCACTTGGGTCGAAGATATTGGTCACGGACACATAGCCCGCCCCCTCCGCCTCGGCCCGGGTCATCATCGGCAACGTCGCCCAGGCCTTGTTCTTCACCTCATCTCGAATAAATTTCGCAGGCATATCTCGAATTTCTAAATGGTTTGATCAGCCGTTCTTTTTCGAGACCGCCTCGTATCGTTCGAGCAGGTTGAGGACGTCACCCACGGTCTTCAGTTCCTCCGCATCATCATCCGGGATCTCGATGTCATATTCTTCTTCGAGGGCCATGATGAATTCCACGTCATCGAGGGAGTCGCCACCCATGGCCTCCATCGTGCTTTCCAAGGTCACTTCGCTTTCCGTTACCCCCAGCAGGTCGCCGAGGATTTCCGCCAGTATTTCTAAATTGGTCATGATATAATTTTGTTAGATAAGTCTTCCACTGATCACTGATCACTCGGCACTCGGCACTTCTTCCTCCACCGGCTCCAGGCCCAGCGCCTCCCTCAGCCGCTCCAGGATCCCCGTCAGTTCCTCCGGTTTGTTTTCCTTCGCACAGGCCAGCAGCACGCCGGCGCCGGTGAGATAGACCACCGCCCGCCACCCGCGCCGTTCCGTGAGACTCTCCACCCACCGCTTCCGGCCGGCGGCCGCATCACCGGCACCCATCGTTTCCAGATCGATGCCAAGTGACACCGCCAGCGCGTCCAGGTGCATCAGCCCGCCGCACGCGCCCAGCCATTTCGCCAGCGCCGGCAGATGCTGCTCGATGGCCGCCGGGCTGCTGCCGTCCGTCGGATGGGTCCACTGCCGGTACCACGCCAGCAGCATCGCGTTGATTTCCTTTTCCAAGTCGCCTTTCGCCTTCTCCACCACCTGCGCGCCCTTCTTTTTCGCGCTGCTCTGCTCGTGGCGGCCCTTTCCGCCGGAGATCGGGAAAACGCATTGGTTCACGATCTCCAGGTATTCCGGGATCGATGCCACCTCCGCCCCCTTCAGCTTCGCCTCTTTCTCGATCTCCCGCAAAGCCGTCTCCGCCTGGGTCAGCTCCGCCACTTTGAGCGGCTCCACCTTCACCACCCACACCGCCTTCACCTCATCCGTCCACTCGCCATCGGAGCCGGGGATCCGCAGCTGCCGGGCGATGACCATCTGCTCCGCGCCGTGCTTTTCCGCCAGCTCGCCCCACGTCGGGATCTGCTGCTCCGGCCAGTCCCGCGCATGCACCGCCAGCTCCTTTTCCTCCGGCCGGTCCTCCACGTTCCGCCACTCCGCCGGCGAGAGCGCCTTGCTGTCCCAGTAGTCCAGCACTTTGAGATTCGGCGCCTGCACCCGCATCTTCGAGGCCGTCTTGTCCCACTTCGCCGCCTTCTTTTCCGGATCGATGAATTCCCGGCGGATCCGCGCGATCGCCATCTTCTCCGGCATCGCTCCCACGCCATCACCGGGATCCACCACCTGCTGCAGCGCCTGCTCCCGCCGCCCGGTGGAGACGTTCGCCAGCACCGCGGCCGTGCTGTAGCTGATCTTCTGGCACCGCACCGCTTCCTTGATCGCCGGCTCCAGATCCACCAGGCCGATGAGTCGGGAAACATACATCTTATTCTTCCCATTCCGCTCCGCGATCTCCTGCTGCGTCCAGCCCAGATCAAGCATCGCCTTGTAGCCCTCCGCCTCTTCCACCGCGTCGAAATTCTTGCGGGCGATGTTTTCCGTCACCGCGATCTCGATCGCCTCCTTGTCGGTCAGATCCCGCACCACGCACGGCACGATCTCCACGCTCACCAGCTTCGCCCCCCGCCACCGCCGCTCGCCCGCCACGATTTCGAAGTGCACCCCGCTGCCAGCCTCCACCTCCACCGGCCGCACGATCAGCGGCTGCAGCACGCCCTGGGATTCGATGGATTTGCCCAGCTCCTGCAGCGGCCCCGCTTCGAAGTTTTTGCGCGGCTGCATCGCCCACGCCCGCAGCTCGCTTACCGGTATTTCTTGTAGTTTCAATTTCATGATTGGTTGGTTAAATTTTTCTTTCAGTTCAGCCACGTCAGGTCCTGGTGCGCCGCCACCTGGCCGGCGCCGCTGCCCTTCCGGTTCCGGTTCCCCTTCTGCGGCGCGGAGTAGTTCCCCGCCTTCTGGCACGAGGCCCGCGCCTCCGCCCGGCCCGCACCGGCCACCGGCACGTTGTAGACGCGCTGGATCCGCGCGCTCACCGTCGCCTTGCCGCCATCCCCGCAGGCGATCGCGATGTCATCCATCGACATATCACCGATCAGTTCCGGCCGGATCGCCTTCGCGATCGCGAAGACGGTGCGCAGCACCTGCAGCGGCTCCCGGCCGTGCCGCATGAAGTAATCCAGCACCGCTATCCACGTCCGGTCATGCTCGCCCGCCGGTTCCTCCGCCCCGCGCTCGATGAGTTCGTTCAGCGTCGGCAGCGCCGCCGCCGGCGCCGTCCGGAAGGCTTGCGCGGGTTGCTGGCGGATCCGCACGTTGGACACCGTGCCAGGCGTCCCGCTGATCACCGTCACCCCGTCCAGCCCGCCGGCGCCCAGCGGGTGGTGCAGCACCTTCGCCAGCCGGTCCACCATCCGCAGCACCCACGCCGGCTCCGCCCCGTGGGAGAAAAAGTAATCCAGCATCCCGCGGAATGCTTCCACGCGCGCCGTGATCGGATCGCCCTCATCTTCGCCCGCCTCCTTCGCCATCAGCTCCTCCGCCGGCGTCCGCTGCACCCCGAAGTGCGCCGTCGCCAGGTTCCGGTTTACGTTCCGGTCCATCCGGTCCTCGCTGTTGCCCAGGTCCCTCATGCGGCATCCTCCACGTTGAAAAATCCAAGCGCTCCCTTGTAGGGCCGGAAAGGCAACGGCTCCGCGTGCTCGAGCACGAACCCGAAGTCACCGAAAAACCAAGGCGATGGGCTCTTATGCACGCATCCCACGATCTCCACCCGCCCCACGATCCCGCCGAGCTCCAATTCCTCGAACGACGGCAGCTCGATCTGATGTGGCTCGAAGGCGCTCGCCAGTTCCAGCGTCTCCCGCGCCGCCTCATAATCATCCCGCGTCATCGTCTTCGACGCATGCACCAGCACCGGACCACGCTGCAGCGTCTTCCAGGAGCGGTTCTCGATGTTCTTATGCCCGTTGACGATCAGCCACGCCCACGGCTGGCGGATGGAAAGCGCCTTCATCGTGCCACCTCCACCGTTGGAAATTCATTGTGCTCGATGCCGTCGAGCAAGCTGCCGGCCAGCTTCTTACCCGTAAGCCGGACCGTGGCCCCACCGCGAGAATAATGGTGGGCGCGTGGCCCTACCACCTCACTGACAGACCCCCACTCTCCCCACTGCTTGAAAAGAAACGGCACGCCAGCTTCTCGGCACTGATCCCGCAGCGACCTTGCCCAATCTGGATGCATCGGGCGGGCACCTTTACCGCTTTCGCCACCGCAGATCACCCAGTCCACGAATTTACAAGGTTTGCCACCGGGCCACGTCGGAAAAATCACCGCCTCCAAAAGCGGTTCACACGACAGAAAGCGAATCTTCGCGGGAATCATCAGCAGCGACGGAATGCGTTCATCCGCACGCTTTCGATCCTCAACCGTGGCCCCTAGCCAGACGTTTTGGGGTGGACGTCCATGTGCCCAGTTCTTCACGAATGAATAAAATTCGTCGGTATATTTATCTTCCGACTCACCACAATCTCGAATGGCTCTCGCGAGAACAGCAGTAACGCGCGCTCTCCAGTTCTGAGGCCGTTTGGTCAGCAGCAACCAGTCGAGATGCGGCGTGAGTCGGATCACATCTAACAAATCCGCCAGCCATTCGAGCGGCACCTCGTCGTCCAGCCAATCCGCCAGCGAGGCACAAAAGACCCGCTTCCGCCGTGGCTTCACATATCCAGCAGCGGATGCATTTGCCTCACCGCCTAACTGCGAAACCTGTTTTTCCCAGATCTGATTTTGAAACTCCGCCAGCTTGTTCCAACGAAGCGGAAGTTTCCAATTGCCAGCCGATGTCCGCCGGCGCGGCTTGCCCTTGCCCCAGTTCTCGCCGCCGCGGAACCGCACGTTCCGCGCTTCCGCATAACAATTCGCGCAGCCAGGCGAGACCTTGGTGCAGCCCTCCCACGGATTGAATGTATGATCGCACCACTCGATGTTTGAATTTTCAGCCATTTCGATATCTTCTAAATTTCTTCCACTGCTCACTGATCACTGCGCACTCGGCACTTTTTCCACTTAACCGAAATCCCCCGCCGCCAGGTCTTTCCCGCTCACCACCACCGCTTCCTCCCGCTCCAGGGAGAAGGCCGCCATCGCCTCCAGATCCCCGCTTGCCTTCGGCACCGGCTCCCGCCGCCGCGCCGCATCCAGCACGCCCATCGCCCACAGGAACCGCAGATCGGACAGCGGTTCATAATCCGGCCGCACCGCCATGTCCTCCGCCGCAGCATTGATCAGCAGGCGGGACAGCTTGCCCACCGCATCGGCTTTCAGCCGGCCCGCGGCGCGGATGTCCCACAGCCCCGTGCAGAACTCCTGGACGATGGGGGATTTCGTGCTCACCCCTCACCTTCCTTCCTTGGAATCCCCTGGAACCCCACCCACCGCACGAACTCCAGCACCCACCGGCCGCTCCGGTTCGTTCGATTTGCAAAGCCGTAGACCAGCACGTCTGACACGCCATTCCCACGGTCCACCCGCACGAGATACAGCTCGCCCCGCGGCAGCAGCCGCGCCTCCACATCCGCCCCATCCGCCACTCCGCCGAAAAGCGTCATCGCCACCAGCTGCTGCGCGATCGGATCATTCATCGGGACCTCCTTTTCCGATGACTTCTCCGTAGAAAATTCCCTCACCGTGATCGCCAAAGAAGGTGCGCCGGACCACCTGTCCTTGGGCATCCACACACACCATCGGCCGTCGAGCCCGCTTCTCCGCCATCGTCTCCACGCCTTCCAGCGCCTCCCACACTCCCAGGCACCAGCACTCCTGATGCTGGGTTGAAATTTCATCCCATGCTCCGACCTCGCAGCCCAACGTTTCCAACGCCTGCCGCCGATACATCTCCCACCCTGCTTCGAAATCCGGCGGCGGCCCCGCTTCCCGTTCGGAAACATCCGCCGGCCGCAGCGATCGCCGGTCACCGAATTGCCCGCCCTGCCGCTCCCCGAAGCGCCCGCCCGGTACTAGCAGCCGGGAAAACAAATGAGCGATCAGCTCCGCGCACTCCCCCAGCGTCGGCGGCCGCGCCGCTTCCGGCGGGTGGGTGAAGGTCTGCCCGTCCGGCACCTTGATGATTTCGAAAATATAATGGTCCCCGCCGGCGCCGCCCACCGTCACCTCGAATAGCCGGGCATCATCCCGCGGGCTGTCCAGTTGGGGCTGTGCCAGCGCCTGCTCGTTGAGATACAGCGCGCTCATTGTCCCGCCTCCTCACCCAGATTATTCCGCTGCCAGTCCTGGCGGTCCGCCTCCGCCAGCGAGCACTGCCGCGCCCGCAGCAGGACGAAGACAAAAGAGAGCTGCCAGATCACCGCCAGTGCCAGCACCACCAGCCAGCCGGCGGAGAAGGCCCCGCCCAGCGCCGCCCAGCCTTCGATCAGGATCACCACCAGCAGCCCCACCGCCGCCAGCCCCTGCCACCTCGCTTCTTTTCTCAGATACTCGGAATTCATTGGTTTTTGTCTTGGTTGAAATTTCGTCTCAGCCCTGCGCAGCCCAGAAAGCCCGCAGGAATTCCGGGTAGTCCGCGATCCGGCGTGAAGCCCCCTGCGCATACCCCACCAGCCACTCGTGGAAATCCGGCAGGAAGATCCTTACCCCCGGCTTCGTCGCCCCCGGCTTCCGGATGTAAGGCAGATTGTCCTGGTCGATCATCCGCTGCACCTCGTCATCATCCACCTGTAGGAACCGCCGCACGTCCGCACGCTTCACCAGCTCCACGCGAGACTTCGCCCCTTGCCCCCTCGCGGCATTCATGGCAGCACCCCCCCGCTTGCCATCGCCGCCTTGCAACGGGCGAGGATGGCATCCAGCTCCTCCAACAGAGCTTCCAGTTTTTCCACAGGGTTCATCGAGTCGGCGAAATGAAGATTAGGCCGCTTTCTTTTCAGACCGCTCTGCGAGCTGATCCATCAGCCTGGAAACCGCTTCTTGAGGGGTGCACTGCCACTCCTGAGCTTTTGCGAGAATGAGGCGGAGCGTGCGCTCCGAGTATTGATTGGCGGGGAATTCGATAGTTGCGTTCATAAGATTGCTTTGCCGTTAGGAAGACTTTTCTTCCTTTTCGGCAATACGTCAAATAAATTTATTGTTTTTTCTGCCTAATAGGCAGACTTTCGCCGCGTGACTCTTCCTATTAACGAATTCAAATTATGGATGGACGGCAAAAATCTCAAAGCCCCAGCGGTCGCGAGCCACTTCGGCGTGAAGGAGCAAACGATTCATCACTGGAGATCGCGCGGAGTGCCGGACGGACGCCTGGACTATGTCCGCCGGTTGATGAGCGAGTGGTCATCTATCAACCCTTTCGGACCGCGCATCGTGCTAAACCCGTCCGAATCTCAGTTCCGCCGGTGGAACAAGGCCTCATTGGCAGTCAACCAGACTGTCGAAGATTGGGCCATTAACGGACTTGATCAACTTGCCGCGGAGTGGGAATCCGAGAACCGCTATCCCCGGGTGGCAGAAGATCCCGTCGAATACAACGCAAAGTCGTCAAGTTCTGGCCCTGCCTGAGCTGCCGAAAATCAAACTGTTAGATTTCACCTCTATTTGTCACGAAAAACATGAACACCTCCATCATCCCCATCACCGAATCAGAAACCGGCATCCAGACCGTCAATGCCCGCGAACTCCACACCTTCCTCGAAGTTGGCAAGGATTTTTCAACATGGATCAAAGATCGAATTTCCCAGTTCGGCTTCGAGGAAGGAATCGACTATTCCCCAGAATCGGGGAATAGGTCGGACGGCCTCCCAGGCAAGCCTCGGCTTGAATACCATCTCTCTCTCGATATGGCCAAAGAAGTCTCGATGCTGGAAAAAACCCCAAAAGGAAAATTCGCGCGGCAATACTTCATCGAGTGCGAAAAACGGCTCCGCTTAGGCCTTTCCTACCCCGCGGCCGGATCCCAATCCCAGGACCTCACCGCCCGCGTCGAAAAGCTTGAGCAGGAGAGGACATTCATTCCGGAAGCAGCGGAGGACTATTTCTCTATCCTCCGCGCCCAATTGGATCTCGGCGTCCCTGCCGCCACCGCCGCCCGTAACGCCATCCGCCTGGCCCCGCCCCGCAAGCAGAAAACCGGCATCCTCCGTCATCAGGATCTCAATGGATTTGAAACCGTGCTTGATCTCCCGCGCCGCTCATCCATCCAGCCGGCGGATTCCTTGGTGAACCGGATGGTGGATGATAAATTCTATTCGACGGATGAGCTGATCCAGATGCTCCCCAGGGATCACGCGATTTTCCGCTGCAGCAAGGGCCGCGGCCAACGCTCCGCAATGGGCCGTCTAATGATGGAATACGTGAAATCCGGAAGGATTCGCCGCCAACTCAGCACCGCCCACCGCATGGAATTCATGCGCATCCCTGTAATTATCCAATTCTCCGCCGGCAGATGATCTTGACGGCCTCAGCTCTAACAGCTATCCGCAGACAAATGAAATCCGCTCTTTTCTTCCTTTTCCTCAGCTTGCCAGCCCTTGCCGGCCCAGAGGTAAAAATGGAAAAGCTCGAAGTCACCGGCCAGACATACATCGGAGCAACGGTCTCGATGGATGGTAAAGTGAATGCGAAAATCGTTCACCAAAGCGGGATCAAAAGAGTTCCAGCTGCCGACCTCGCGCCGGAGATATCAGCTCAAATCGGCTATGAAGCGGGCGCCGCCAGGGCCGCTATCACAATGGCAAAAGAAACACAGCGAGCACAGGAACTTGCCTTACTTCGGAAACAGATTCTCAGCGCGGCAGGCCTTAAAATCAGTGGCCGGATATTTCAAGTATTGGATGACGGAGTGATCATCAACGATGCGGAAAGCTCAGAACCCACCCAGCGCGTCATCACAGAAGAGAAAAAGTTCCGTATCGACGGACCCTCCACGCTCGCACCCAACCGCCCGGTCCGCTACGAAACTAGGACAACAACTAAAAAGGTCAAAGGCATGGACTATCACAATCATGGCGACATCTTCGTGAAATGCTCAACCCGCGGCTTGGTGGATGAAGCAGGATTCTCCAGGGTAGCCTATCATATCGGCACCTACAGCTTCACCACCGTTCTCGGAGCTCAACGGACGGTAAATAAATTCACTACGGATCCGGAAGAGTATCTGGAAAGCCTGAGTCGTTAATCTGCGCATGCTTTCTTCTTAAGCCGCTCAAGTATCCCATTCGACAGCGCTTCCCATTGTTTTCCCCACCCCGGCGGAATCGGTCGCCGGTAGTCCCTCCGGATCACGGCCGGTGAGTTTCCGGATTCCTCCGCCACCAGGTCGATATTGTTGATCAGCTGCAGCCGGTAGGTGATGCTGGAATGCCGCAAGACGTCCTTCGGCCACGTCAGCCCGTTTTCGCGCGCCAGCACGGACAGATCCTCCCGGGCATTCTTCCGGCACACCGTCTGGTTTTTAATGAAGGAAGCGTGCGTCTCATGATCGCGGAGATACTTCAGCAGCTCGCACAGCGGCTCCGGAATATTCTCGATCCACCGCTCCCGGTTCGTCTTTCCCACCACCTGGTGGGACAAGTGCAGAATCCGGTGCTCAAAGTCGAACGCCGGCCATTTGAGCCGCAGACACTCGGACGGACGGCACGAGAGCCATCCCGCCACCAGCAGATAGGTCAGATACTGGGGATAACGATCCACCGCCAGTTTTAGCAGCAGCTCCCCTTGGGTAGGATTGAAAATCTCCGGCACCTTGTCATCGCGCCGCGTTTTTTTGATCGCCTTCGTCGGATTCACCCGCTCTTTCGGCCAATACTCCAGTTCCCGGCAGCGGTTGAAAAAGGTCGTCCACCGCGCAATCTTATTATTGATCGTCCGTTTCGAGTAGCCGGGCTTGCGGATATGCCCTTGCAGCAGCTCCCGCGTCACATCCAGCAGCGGGATCTCCGGATGGTGCTTGGTAAAGCCCCGCAGCTCCTTCCTCATCTCGATCATCGTCTCTGCAGACCCCACCCCGCGATATTCCTCGATCACGATCTCGGCCGCCGCGTGAAGCGTGATGCCCGCCACGCTCCCGGGCCCGTGCGTGTGATAATATTGAGCCGCCGCCGCCAGCTTGCGGAAGTCTCCCAAAGCCTTGACCGCCTGGTCAACTTGCAGGAGAAGCGCCGGCACCTCCTCCGGCCCGGCGATTTTCTCCAGCAGCGCGAATCGATCTTGCTGCGCCGGCGTCACCCACGCCCGGCCGGTTGCGCCGTCAAGCTCCCGGACCTTCTTCCTCGCGAACTCCAGCGCCTCTTCGTAGTCCGCGCGCGTCGTCCTCTTTCCGGCTCCGCCCTCCCTCCAGGACAGCGCCACCATTCCGTTCGCCCGCGGGTAGACGTTCACCACCGCGTTGCCGTAACGCATCTCCGCCTTCTCAACTTTCGCTTTCGGTTTTGCAGCCATCCGGGAAAACCGGATTAACCGGTTTTTACACCCGTTTACACCAGAAAAAACCGGCTCCTGCCGCATAAACCGGTTTTTTCCGAACGAATCTACAACGAAACCAGCCCCTTCAAGGGCGGCGGCGTGGGTTCAAACCCCACCGGGCCCACCTTGATCCATATAGGATTCAAGGCACGCGCCAGAATTTACACCAAGTTTACACCCTCAATTCGATCCCTCCGGTCATTTGTCCCCATCCGCGGACTGGCCGTCCGGACCGAGGATCGCGCTCACCTTGCCATCGATGAACTTTTTCGCGAGGAAGTCACTCCGCTTTTCGAGGTAGCGGAGAGCCTTGAATCCGAGGATGTAAACGCCGATGCAGACGGCGCAGGTCAGGCCGCCCAGGGCGACGACGTCGGTATGGATGATCGTGATGTTGAAATACCAGGCGACCAGCTTGGTGAGGAACACGCCGCCGAGGATGGAAATCCCGCAGCGGCCGGCGACCAGCTGGATGGTCTCGTCCGGCTTTTTGAACATGAGGGCCAGCAGGCAGCTGGTGATGAGACTCACCGCCAGCGTGACGCAGAACCACCGGGTGTCCCCGGTGGAGATGATGGCACCCACGGTGCACATTCCGGATGAGGCGAGAGAGAAAATCCCAAGGAAAATCTTTTCGTGAGTGTAGTTCATTGCTGCTGCTCTCATGGCGACAAAGTGCCTCCATTTATGGGTTATTCAAGAGGTGGAATCAGTTCACGGGACCCTTTACCAGGATGTAGGGAAGGGTTTTCATTTTGTGTTTTTTCAGCTCATCCCAGCCGCGCTGCAGCCATGCCTTGGCACGTCCGGCGGGGAGGGTCTGACAAGCCCAGGAAGAGGTGTTTTCCTGGCCGCCCGGGTGGATGTTCACCTGCTGGTGGCCGGTTTCCTTGTAGTTCCGTGAATCCTCCCACCCCCACATCCGCACGCCGGTGAATTTGCCTTCATTCCCGATCCCCAGCCGCTTTGCCACCGCGGCATCATCCGCCTGGCGGAAGGCGGGAGTGACGCCCTTATGCGGGCCCGGGTAGAAATACCAGACGCCGGGATCAAGCATGAAGAACGGTTTACCCACGCCGGGGTTCCAGCCCACCTTGGAAGGATCCGTGTTGGCCCGCTCCGGATAAAATCCATCCGGCGTGATCAGGAAGAATGCATCGTCAAAAATCCCGACATCGTTGCGCGAGGGATTTCCCATGGACTTCTCCCAGTAGCCGCGGACGGCGAGGACGCAGACGGCGGGCAGCGGGGCGGTGTTCCCCCCGGCACGCCAGGCGGCGGTGGCGATTTCAATCGCGCGCTCGCGCGATAGTTGCGGCAGTGTTGGGTTGCTCATTATCCTATGCCCCGAGGTCGAATGAGTGCTCGCCGCGCTTCGGGTATTTGCCCGCGAAACGCTCGCCGAAATCGGTGACGGCGCCGAAGTAGGTTTCCGCCCAGCGGAATCCCTGCTGGGTCATGATCGAGCAAAACAGGTCATTGCATGCCACGATGGGCAGCGGCCAGCCGGCGGTCCGCAGAAACTGGAATGACACGTCATGGAAAAGGGTGGCCAGTCGCGTGGGCTCGGGGTCCGGCGTGCCCACCCAGCCCAGCAGCGGCACCCACCACTTCGGCGAGGATCCGTTCCAGGCGTAGCCGACACGGACCGTGATCAGATCCCGCCGGATTTCCGCCCACTCCCGGCGATCCACATCGCGGAATGAAAGGCGCTTCTCATGCTGGGCCAGCTTCGGCACGCGCAGGGAGACGTCCGCCAGCAGCTTGAAGCGATAGGTGCGGTTGGACTCCGGCGAAGAGCCCTTGAGTTCGGTGTAGTGGATGCCTTGGGCAAATTCCGGAAGCGTGAGCTTCATCATGCTGCGGTCGCACTGTCAAAAGCGGGCGCGGCCGGCGGGCGTCACCCCTGCCGCAGACAATCCCAATCCGAGTCCAGGATCATAAAAATCTCAAAATTCGCGAACCGGCTTTTCTCGCGCTCGTGATAGGTGCGCATCACCGCCGAAATCCCATAAGGCAGAAAGTCACCGGACGCTTCCAGCGCCGGCGTGACGCCGGTGATCTCCCCGCTGATTCTCCAAACGGTCGGCTTTTTCCGCCCCGTCGTCATGGTGACATTGCCCACCAGGATCTTGCAGCGCGGATATTTTTCGCCCTCCACCCGGAAAAGCATCCACTTCCCGATGAGAAGTTTCCGCTGCTCCTGGTAGGTCGGCCAGTATGGATGGCTGTCATTCACAGCCGCTGTTTTACTGTTCGGGGGAACACTGTCAAGAGTCAAGATGGGCGGGAAATCAGCCAGGCGGCGATGAGGTTGGGATGCATGATTTTTAGAAACTGGAGAACAGCGCAATTGCCGGGACAGCCATCCGGGCGTAGCCCTTGCCGCAAGGGTGGACGCCGTCGAAACTGTTAGCATCCCACAGCTCATATGCGTGCCCGGTAACTTGTGAAGGAGCGCTTACCGTCAGCACGATCAAAGTGGGTGCCGGAGAGTGAGACACGCCCCAAGATTTTGCCGGATCGGCGGTATCCAGAAAAACCGCGCCAGCCGCGCCGCCAATTTCAGCATTGCTAAAGCTGGCGCCGGAATCGTTCACACCAGAGGAAATCCCCGTAATTGTTCCGGAAGAAATCAGCGTGCCCGGCTTCCACTTCCCTGTCGCGATATCCTCGACCTCCGCGCCAATATCTATAAATCCATCGGCCTCCGTTGGGCTTGATCGCACCCACGCATTGTAGAGCAATCTGTTTGGCTCCGATACGACGACCGTTTGCGCTGCCAGCGTCGTGAAATTGTTGGCGGCCGACGCGCAGCGCGGCGGGAGGGTGGAGAGATAAACTTTTTTCCCAAGCCGCTTGAGGCGGGAAACGATCGTTAATATATCTCCTTGAGCCTGAGCAAAGGTCCTTCCGCTGACGAAGTCATTCGTCGGACCTCCCACCACGACGTGGGTCACCGTATCAAGCAGTGTGCCGCGAAGTGCGGCTTTAGCCTGCGCTGCCCACGATGTTTGATACGCCATGCCACCGACCGCCAGGTTCAGCAGGGGGAGATTGCAGGCCGCCGCCGCCCGCGCGGCCCATCCCGCGAAAGCTCCCTCTCCCGTCAGCTGGTCTGCCTGCCCATACTCAATCGACGTGCCGATGATGCCGACTGTCACGGCTGATTCGCGGCACTCCCCGAAGACCATTGGGGTCGGGCACAGGTTGACGGCCTGGGAAGACAGAGCTCCACTAGCATCAACCGCCGCCAAGGTAATAAACGGGTCAACCCCGGTGGATGAAATCACCGTGCTTGTGTCGAGGTGTCCCAATACACCAGAGCCTGCTCCGCAGATCGCAGTCGTTGACGGCAGATATACTTGATCAACGGTAATCCCGCCCACTTCTCCGAGGTAGGAATAAGTGTCTGATTTCAATCGGTTCGCGCCAAAACGCACATAAAACACATCGCCCGGCGCTAGCTCGATTCCCACCGGATCAAACTTCAAAATACCTCCCGGGGATGGCTTTGCGATCCGCTTGCCGCGATAAAAACACGGGATGATCGTGCCGTTGGCCAGCTCAATTGACGCGAGATATTCCACTGGGTTATCCATCGGATTCTCCCCGTCGCCCGTGTTCGTCCGGGTCAGGGGAAAAATTAATTGGATGTTTTCAGCTCGACGGCGGGCGACGTGACGCTTCCGCGAAACCGCCACAGAAAAGGTGGTTCGGGTTTGGGAGAACATTTGACTAACCGAGCCTGAAATCGCCATTTGCACTGGGTTTCCCAGCGCACCACGCGCCTCCGCCTGCTGCGCCGCTGTCGGTGTGACACCCTCGCGAAGCACGGCCTCCCATGCTGGTTTTGTAAAATCACTCATTTGGAAATCTGGATGGATCGATTGTCGGAATGCCACTTCGCGCGGGCATTGTCAGACGGCCAGCGCAGGACGAGGCCGGAGCTTCCGCCGGCTACCTGAATGCCTACCGGCCTCACGATGGGCCGCACCAACGGTCTGCATAAAGGACGGCTCATCTCAGTAAAGGGGAGCTTTGGATTCGACGGCGGAAACGACCAGGGCAGGGGCCGTGGCCCCTGTCAGCTTCACCACCACCACTCCGGACTTGGGAACATCGAAGGCCCAGGCATCGCGGCCGGTGGCGGTGACAGCATCGCCGGCGGCGTCCTTGAAGGCGGTGAACAAGCCATCGCCGCCCTTAAAGCCCAGCGCCGCCGTGCCGCCACCGAAGTTTCCGGAGAGATCGATGAGGACCACCCCGCCAGGCCTTCCCGCCGGCAGCATGAATTCGTCGTTGGTGGTGATGGTGTTGTTTTCCGGAATCGAAATCATAATTGAATGGTCTGTTAGATGGGTGAAAGGGAAATCAAACCTCCAGCGCCGCAGCTTGGATGAACATCGCATCGAGCTGCTTCGGCGTAAGCCCCAGCGCCGCGCCCAGCGTGACGATGGTTTCGCCGGTCCGCGCGAAAATGGCGTCACCGCTCCATGCCGCCTGCACCACGTGGCGGCCCGGCTCCGGCATTGCCTCGATCAACGCATCCACGGCCGCGGTGAGCCCGGCGATCCTGAGCACCGCCTTCGCCCGCCAGCTAGCGATCTCCGCCGGCACCTGCAGGTGATCCGGCGGCACTTCCAACACCGGAGCGCGCACCACATCCTCGCGGGTGTAGGTCCGCACCTGGCTGGCATGGCGATGAATCGTGACGATTTCGCGGCACGGATTTGAAAGCACCAAACCCGCGTCATCGAGCAGCCATTGGAAACACAGGTGGCAGAACGGCCGGCCCAGCTCGAAGTCCGCCGCCACCGTCACCGGAGCCCGCAGCACCCAGGAATCATTCGAGCGCGGCACCAGCTTCAGCGGATCTCCTTCCCACATCGAGAGCGCGTAGGCCTCGCATACCGGCAGCGCCGCAGCCAGCGCCACGCTCACCGCGTCCCACTCGATATCGGCGTTCGCGATCACGAACACATCGCCGGCGGTCACGCCAGCGGCAGCGATCATTTCCGCGATCGTCGGCCGGTGGTCCAGGATGACGACCGTCAGCTTGGGGTCGGTCACCTCCACTTCCCACGGCTCGCCCACCAGAATGACTTCGTCGAAAACCTCCAGATTCGCGGACAGGCAATACAGCAGCTCCCCGGTGCGGCCGGAACCCGGATAAGATGGAATGATGAGTTTCATGAAGGATTAAAGTTTGATCGCGCCGATGTAGATATCCGCGGTGCAGGTGCCGGCGCCGGCCATCACGGCCGCGGTGGTCACCACCAGTTCCGGAGCGTAGCCGGCCTGGTCGTAAACGTCCGCCGTCGGGTCACCCACGGTGCCTTCGTGCCGGGCCAGGACGTTGGAAATCGGCCTGGCGGTGATCTGCCCGAAGGTTTCTCCGGAGCAGTAGTAGGACATCAGCTTCACCACCGGATGGGTGGTGGTGTAGGAAGCGGACGTGTGCGCCACCATGAAGAAAGCGGTGACCTTGTAGCCCAGCAGGGTGAGGCTCGGAAAAAACGGACCGGGATCCACCGCACCTCCGGTTTTCAGGTTTACCCCCGCCACTTTGAAAAGTTTGTATCCGGGATCATTGATCCCCATCGCGCCGATCGCCGCCCGCCACAGCTCCGGCCAGTTCTGAGCCCCTTCCGCTTTCACACCGGCCGCGCCGAGATTCGCACGGCCGTATTCCCGCTCCGCTTCGTCGAAGTCCTGCAGAACATCCACCCGCAGCACCTTCAAGGGGATTTGCACGTCCAGCAGTTGCCCTTCCTCATTCAATTGCGCCCATTGCGGCCCGGTGAGCGGATCCGGCGGCTCGCCATCTTTGATGACATCATTGTAGACCAGCGCCTTGATCGTCTGGGTGGAAAACACCGCCCCTCCCACCGTCCACTCGATCTCCGCCATCAGCGTCACCAGTTCCTCGTCATTGGAATCATCGCCATCGCCATGGCCCAGCAGGTCGTTCAGCCCGGTGGTATTGAATGACGGCTCGAAGACATAGAGCGCTTCCACCCCCTCCCCTTCCTTCACCCATTCCGGGGAGTAGACGAGATAGGCGCTGTCATATTTCCCATCCGCCTTCACCCCGAAGGCACCGGCGGCACCGGCCTGCAGTTCCTCCGCCACCGCTCCGCGGATGAATTGGATTTCCAGCCGGGCGCTGTCACCACGCTTGAAGCTCAGGCTGGTCAGCGGATCACGGGTGCCGGCGGAAGTGACGAGGCGTTGGCTGTCGAGATCGATGAAAAGACGCACGCCCGCCCCGCGGTGTCAAAACCCGGGACTCATCGCCGCCAGCGGCGCAAGATCCACCTCCGCCGCAGCAGAGACGAAAAACCCGCGCTCTGTTTTCAGCCCGCTCCGGGATTTTGCATCCTCGAAGAAGGATCGCCCTTTCAGATCTTTCAGAAATCCGGCGCTCAAAGTCGCCCCCCAGGTATTCTTGATCACCGGATGAGACTGACTGTCATGCATGCAAATCACCTTCGCGCCCCAGGTGAGAGCCCGCAGGGTATCCGCGAACGCCGGCCATCCATGGTCCCCGTCGATGAAGACGAGATCGACCGCCCCGATATCCGTTTCCCAAAACGGACAGGTGTGCAGCGTTACCCGATCCGGAAAATCACACATCCCGATGATTCGACGGAGAGTTTCAGTCGGCTTGATTTCCACTACGTGCAGATGACCCAGCACCCCTTGGTTGACCGCCTCGATCAGCGCCGAGGTGGACGCCCCACGATAAGATCCGATCTCGACAGCCACCCGCTCCCCCACCGGCGTATCAAGCTCCAGGTTCGCGGCAGTGTGCAGCAGGTGAATATGAAATTCATCCATCGGCATCCAGGACGGATCGTGAGCGAAACGGTATTTCTCGAAATCAAATGAAGGAGTGAACATCGGCTTTTCAGGACTCGCAGGGACCGTTTCGTAGATCAGGCCTTTTTCGACAAGACTGCGGAATTTTCGCTTTTTCCCGCCACCTACAATATGCTGGAAGGGTGCCTGGCATTCTTCGTGGGCCCAAGTATTCCATCCAAGCGGCAGATCACCGTAGGGCATACCCTTTGCGGCCGCTACGCAGACCCACCAATTCCACTGGAATTCCTCCTGGACCTTTTCGATGAAAGGCGGCACCGCGACTTCCAGCATCCGCCGGGCGGCGTCCCGATCACAGATCCACACGCCCGCATTCCGGTAAACCCAGGAATCCACCGGATGAATGGTTCCAAAGTTCTCCTCACACCAGGCCGGAAACTGACGGCTCACTTTCCAAGCAGGATTATTGGGCCGGCAGAACAATCCAGCCCGGTTTGCCACCGAGGGAAATGCGGGGGCGTCCGCATTCACGTAAACATCGGCGTCCACATACATCATCCACTCCGCTTCACCGGCGATGAATTCGCGCATCATGTCGACGACGCAGAATTTCGCGGTCGGATACGAAGGGTTAATGGCTTTTTCATCCCAGATTTTCAGCGGATGCCCGTGGCGCGCGCACCATGCATCGAGCGCCCCACCGCAGGTTTCCAACCACCAGGCCACCCCGTAGCGGATGGTATGGATTTCGACTTTTTCCGGAATATTCGGCCCACAGGCAGGCTCGCCGCCTCTTTCATAAATCAAGTATGCACCACCGCCGGGGCGGGCAATTCTCCGGGCCGGCACCGCGGCTGCCAGCTTTTTGAACTCCGAGGCCGCTCGGCCCGAAGGAGCTTCCCGCACCAGCCCCGACGCCTCCACATCATAAGGCTTGGGCCCCAGCGACCGAACGCCCCGCCGGCGCTCATTGTCCGCACCCGGCGTCGTGGTGACCACCAGCCTTTTCCATGACCCCATACTGATATTCTGCAATACTTGCCCAGCGGTGCCATTACAGCAGGACTCCAGCGCATCTTTTACGATCACAATATCGGCGTCGATCCGCAGACACACCTCCATATTTTCCACCTTTCCTTCGAACCATGGATAACGGTGGGAGACACGCTGAATCACTTCATGCCTGGCATCCACTCCCTTGTAGGCAGCTCCTCCCCGCATCACCGGCCCGCACCCCATCAGCCACTCCAGATCACCGCAGCCCAAATCAAGGACGTCCGTAAAACCTGCCTCCACCTCCTTGCCCAGCCACTGACAAAGCGCCTTGTAGTCCTCGCCCACCCCCTCAACGGTCCTGCTAACAGCAGGCGCGGCGATGACCGGCCGCTTGATCGGCATGACACGGGGACGATCATTCTCGTAAGGTGAGGGATTGGGGAACCGTTGCTCCAGCCACGCCCGAAGCTCGGGCGTGTTTCCCGGCTTGTTATAGTTGAGAAAGCGCTTGCCTGCTGCCGGCGGACCTGTGAATTCCCCATAGTATTGCTTGGTCACCCCATGGCACCGCGGCCACTGCCGCTTTGATAGGATCCAGGATTCGCCGGGAAATTTACCCTCGATGCCAGGCCAATCAGCAAAGCACTCATCGATCATACTTTTATCGAAAAAATAAGGACCGTGCGGCCGGGAGTAGTCCCACGGCTGATAACCTTCCGCTTCCAGCCGGTTGCGCACGGTCACCAGCCCCGCCGCCCAACTCGTCTGGGCGCCCTTCCAGTTTCTTGAGGCGGGCGTCACCATCATCTCCGCGGCAGTGGTCGGCTGTAGCATGCAAACATCATCGTAGTGCCAGAAAAAGCCGGACGGATACCGCTCCGAGGCCGTCTTCAGTGAAGATTTCAAACCGCGCGCCCGGATCAAGTCGCATCCTCTCAGCCAAGCTGGCAGCCGGCGCCCGACGATACTGATATGGAGAGGATCGCGGAAATTTACATGAAGCGCCCGCAGCGCGAAGCGCAGTTCGGTATCATCGCCCAGGTCCCCACCTTTATGGTGAAGCGGTATCACTATTGGAAAACTCATGGATTAATTCGATTCAGCCGGAAGTCCCCAGCGGCAGGTTGTTTTTCAGGCACCATAGATCCGGGACCGGGTAGCAGCACGGGCCTTGCACACGATCCACCACGCCGATCCCATAGGTGCGCGGGCTCTCCGCCGCGTGATGGTGGATCGTGATGATCTCGTGACAGGGATTCATGATCTTGAGCCCCGCGTTTTTCAAAAGGCCATTAAAGACCGCATGACAAAAGAGCCGCCCTTGGGTGAAATTTGCTCTGATCCTAGGGACAGGCGCCCTCAATACCCACACATCAATGGCCCGAGGTTGCAGGGTCAGGGCGTCACTCCCCTCTTGCCACCTTCCCAGTGCATACGCGGAACGCGGGGGCAGGCCCTGTGCGAAATCCACCCCGCCTGGCAAGATTTCCATATCGACGTTTGCGAGCATGAAAACCTCACCCTTCGGGACCATTCTTTCGGCCACGCCCAGCAGTTCGCCGTAAGTAGGCCGCGCCCCCGTATTGACCATCAAGAGGCCCTCATGCTCGATGCCGGTTTCCCATGGCTCCCCAACGACGACCACTTGCTCAAAAGTCTCCAAATTCCCGCGCAAGCAGGAAATCAATTCATCATGCCGCTCTGCGGATGGATAGGATGGGACGAAAAGTTTCATAAGTCGGTGACAAAAAGGCACGGCGGATCCGCCACCAGCGGAGGACCCGTGGTGCCGTAGGGGATGTAGCGGCCGCAACGGTCAAACAGCACAAAGTTGTAACCCGCCTTATTGGTCGCCCAATAAATGCCGCAGCAGTCATAGGTGCCGTCTCCAAACGGCAGATTGGCGAAGGTAAAGATCGGCGGCCGGATATCCGAAGGCTCCACCCGACATTCCCCCACCAGGTTCATTGCCCCGTTGTTTGCCTCAACCTCGGCACTGATCTTGAAATATCCGCACGAAAATTGATTGGGCAGCACTGAAAGCACGGAAACCTGCGCAGGCTCATAGTCTGAATACAGGATGACTTCGCTTTTAATTGGCACCTCGATCGGCTCCAGGTTCCCTTCATTTCTAGTGATCTTGATCCGGATTCGCCCGTTGAATGAGCACCCCCGGCATACTTCAGACAAGCTGAGAGCGATGTTGAGATAAACCGTCGCAGGGATGTAAAGACCTCCGCTGTCCCGCGGAAATACAAAGCTTCCAAGAGAACCGATGCCGATCACCTTGGCATTGAGATAGCTGAGCTTTGGCACCGGCCCGCATTCCTCATCTGAACCCGATCCATTGCCATCGGAATCGTCATCATCATCGTCATCGGAACTATCATCTTCCGACTCCGATCCATCTTCATCATCGTCATCGGAGTCGTCATCCGAGCTATCGCCCCTATCACACTCGAAGCTGTTGAAAACGCCCGGCACATTTTCCTGCCATACCTGATCGATGCCATCCAACTGCAGAACCCCGTCCTCGATTTTGAAAGTCACCTCCGCGAGAATCCACATCACGTCGCACGGCTCGTTTTCATACCCCTCGATGTCCGGCTGGTCGTCATCGGATTTCTCGACGATGACGATGTTCGCCTTCCGGTCTGTCCGCATGTAGCAGATCACCTGATATAACGTGCCTGCTTCCAAAGAGTCATCCCCCACAGAAAAAAACGGCAGCGGATCCGCGTTCATCAGCACCCCCTTCATCTTCGGCTTGATGGTCTGCATCCGCCGCACCGTGTTGTGCTCGATATGACATTGATCGTTCGGCCCATCATAAAGAGCCACGTTCCCGGGATAAACATAGACCTTCCCTCCATCTACGTATACCTCGAAGGGATGACGGGGCCGGCGATTGTTGGCCGCCGGCCTTTTATCCCATAGAGTCGTCCCGCCTCCATTGCGCCTCACGCCCACATCAGCCGATGAACTGATCTTTCCAGCCCTCACCTCCCTCGCCAGCACGGCGATCGCATCGATGATGGCGTTATGATCCGAGGCCCTGACAGGATTGCCCTGCAGCACCTTGCCCGGCAGCCGGATGATTGAATCGTTGCTGCTCATGAGTAGAGAAAATCATCAGCCCCACCCTCCGCCGTCAGGATCCACCTTCGTTCGATGTCCCAGGCCTTCCCATCTTCGGTATTGCGGGCGTTGGCACCGATATAGATCCAGTCTCTGCCCCCATTCCCTGGCGCGCCACCAGGAGGAGAATCCCTTTGACCCAAATCTCCCGCCAACCCGCTTACCGTTCCAGACGAATAGCGCTCGACCCATGTCATACCCGGATTGAGGTATCCCGCGACCCCGGCGAGGATCAACCGGAACGCTTCCAGCCCGGCTGACGAGACGATCTTTTTTTTGATCTCCGCCGCCCTGGCTTTATCAACCCCACCCATCAACTCCGAGAGATAATATTTCTCATCGAGATCCAGATTTTTCAGTTTCGTATGACTCAACAGCGGCTCTTCGTTGGTCGAAAGCTCCAGATCATAGCGCTTCACCCCACCCGCCGGCCGGCCGGGATAGGTCGCCTGCGCGGAATAGGATTCATAGTCGCAAACCACCCGCACCTGGCCGCCATCCAGCACCGTTGATCGCAGGGATTTCAGGTATAAGGCCGGGAACTCCGGATGGGAAGATCCGGCCAGAGGAACCCGCGATGCCCAGCCCTGATAGGCATCCACATAGATGTATTGCCCGGTCGCCTTGTCAGACCCCATTTCCACGAACACTTCCGTGCCTACCTGCTGGGTCTTGACGACATTGTGTTGAACTACTGCCATAATTTTACGCGTAGGTAGCCCCTCCGGAGCCGTTGAGTTGTGAAGCGATGGTTTTCAGCAGCGTGTTCGTCTGCGTGACCAGTTGATTGTTTTTCTGCTGCGCAGCCACCATCGGCTGGAACACCATCGCGCCACCACCACCCAAACCGATGCGGCTCATGCTGCTGGCGATGGTGATGGCGTTCACCGCACCTTTGATCGCGTCCACCGTGCCGCCGACACCCGCCTTTACATCCGTTCCTGCATTGATTGTCGGCACGGCGCTATTCAACTTAAGCTTTTCTGTCTCCGCCTTGAATCGACTTGTGTATTCAGCGAGTTCTTTTAAGGCGTCCTGGAGTTCTTTAGTGATAGCTCCGCCTGCTGCAATTTTGGCCGCCGCTCCACCGGCAGCGAGAGCACGGGCCGCAAGCATTCCCATATCAATCGCACCGCCCGCGTTACTCATTTGCAGTCGCCCCTTCTCTCCTTGCAAAGCCCCCTTCCGGCGCATCATAGCGATTTCGTTCATGTCCGCCAGCGGCAGAGCAGACTTGATTTCAGCAGCAAGGGTGGTCCCGATGGATCGAAAAATATTTAGCAACCCATCCCAAAACGACGGATCTTGAATTTTAGCCATCGCCCCGGCCAAAATAGGAGGAACTGCTGTGGCCAAGAATGCAACCACACCACGGAGACCCCGCATCAGAGTATCTGCAGCCGCTTGAAAAGCTACTTTACCGCCAGCCTCCACCAGTCCCCATAGGTTTCCGCTCTTAACAGCAACAAACGCGATCATCAGCGCATCACCGATAGCCTTGCCTACTTCCCCCGCCTTCACCTGCATCGCGTCCATCATCGCGGAGCCCTGTTGCAGGAATGGCTTCAGTGCGTTCATGATCGGCGTGCCGAAGGAAATCAGCAGTTGCTCCCAGGAATCCTTGATCCGCGCGATCGCCCCGGCGAAGGTGGCGGAAGCGGTGATGTTCATCTGGTAGAACCGGCCGCCCTTGGAAGTCGCCGCGGTGAATGCCGCCTCGATCTCGTTGAAGGAAATCTTACCCTCTTCCATCCGCTCCTTCAGCGCCACCATCGATTCGCCGGTTTTCCCGGAAATCTGCTGCAGTGGATTGAAGCCCGCGTTCACGAGCTGCAGCAGGTCCTGCCCCATCAGCCGGCCTGCGGATTGGATCTGCGCAAAGGCCAGGGAAAGCGATTGGAACCGCTCCGGATCCCCCATGCTGATCTCGCTCAGCTGCTTGGTGTATCCCACCACCTTTTGAGCGGACACGCCGAATTGCATCAGCGTCTGCGCGGATTTTGCGAAGTCACCCATCCCCAGCGGAGACGCCACGGATTCTTTTCGCAGCTCGGCCAGCATTTTGCGCGCTTTCTCAGACGATCCTGTCATCACGCCGAAATTCGTCTCCATCATCTCCATCTCGGCGCCCTTGCTGATCGCCTTGCCGATCAAGGCACCCAGTCCTAGAGCGCCCGCAGCACCTGCCAGCGGGCCAAGCATGCCGGCAATGCCTCCGCCACCGCCGCCACTGAAAATCTTGCCCATCCCGGAGAAAGCACCCTTCACGGCCGCCCCCGCGGACTTGGCTGCGCTCACGATTCCCCGAAACGTGGCGGCGGCCGCGGCGGACAGCAGCGAAAAGCTCGCCCGCACCGCCTTGATCGCCACCACCGTCCCGCCGATCGCCACCGTGGCCGCGAGCGCCCCCAGGGCGATCTTCCGGAAACCGGGCGAGGAAACAATTTCGCGGATCCGCGCACCCACGCCGGCCATCATCGCCCGCAGGCCACCCGCCGTGGAAAGCGCCGTCGCCAGGCTCGCGCCCAGGGAGGTCGCACGCACCGCGTTGAACACCGTCTTCATCGCCTGCGCGCCGGCCACGATGTTGGCGATGTGAGCCCCGGCGGATGAAGCTGAGGCCACCATGCCTTTGATCCCACCCGCAGCTTCCTTGCCCGCTTGGCCGATCGATCGGGTGCCCGCCGCCACCGCGCTGGTGGAGGAATTCACTTTCGCGAAATCCGCCCGCATCGCCGCAGCCAGGTCCCGCACAGCGGAGGTGACTTCCGCCAAGGCTTGTTTCAGCCCGGAAGTGTTGCCGCCGATGGGGATGGAGATGCCTGCCATGGAAGTGGGTGGGACTCAAATCAGCTCAATCGTCGTCATCGTCGATCGGCTGGCTGAGCGTTCGTCTCAGTTCAGAAAAGTATTGGGCGACATCTCTGGTGCCACTGGCGGCAAGATCAGTGCTCCAGCGGGTGCGGGTGCCGGCACTTCGCTGGGCGGCGTGGAGGTATTGGAGTGCACGACCGATGGGAAGAACCCAGAGGACGTAGCGCTCCCGTTCGGCGTCTCCGGCGGCGTTGAGGGTCCAGAGGAGGGTGGCGAGCCAATGGGGCTCACAGGAGGCTTTCCCGGCCTGCCGTCTCCTTCAGGGATTGCTTCCACCTTCGCCGCCTGGATTCCAAGCGCGACTTTTACGAACTGCTCTTGGAACGATGAGAGATCATCGAAGCTGAGCGTGAGGCCCACGCGCCGGGCGGCTTTGTGGAGATCGTTCAAATCCCCGTTCTCCACCATCTCCAGCACTTCCTCGATCGGCGCGGTATGCACCCAGATGAATTCAAAAAGCGCATCGAGATCGGCATACGGTTTTGAAGCTTCCGGCGCGGCGCCTTCTTCTAGTTCCTCGGCGGTGAAAAGCCCGTTGCCCACTTGCAACAGGATCGCCATCGATCCGGCGGTGACAGGACGCAGCGTGAGATCTCCGCAAGTCAGCGGATGCTCGCGGAAGGCGGAGGACAGGAGTTTGAGACGGTTGGTTTCCATGGGGATCTGGGCGCTGGGATTGGGTGTGTTATGGATATAGGAGCGGCTCTGTTAGACCGCCTTGAGCACGGACGGGGTGATCAGCAGTGCGATTCCTTCCAGGCGGATGCCTTCCTTTTCGATGCCGGCCACCGTGTAGGTGTTACCGTCCGGATGGCTGACTTTCTGCCCCACCTTGAATTCAGGGGAGGCAGTGGCTTTGGGCTTTCCTGCTGCGTTTGCAGTAGCTGGCAGTTCGTTGGTATCGTTGTTCGACATAATGATTATCCTTTTTTCATTTCTCTCATGAAAATGGTCTCCGTCCGCGCATCCGCGCCCATGGAGATGAAGCCGATCTTGCCGTTCTTGCAGATCATGGCGGTGGGCACGTTTTTGTTGATGTAGTCCCGCAGCCGCGCGCGGTTCCTCATCGCCACCATCAGATAGGCGAAGGGATGGTCCGGGTTGCGCTCGTGCCAGGTCTTGTCATCCCACGCCAGCATCAGCTCCCGCGTGTTATAGTTCCCGCACGGGGAGCCGGATTGAAAGAAGAACGCCGTCCGCCGCGCATCGCCTTCCAGCCGCTTGATCGGCTGCTCCTTGTCCAGGGCGATGCCCACGGCAGCCAGGCACGCGGCGAGGTCGGTGTTGGTGGTTTGGACGGAGGAACCGGTGAGAAAGTCGGACATGGAATGGGATCGGGGCGGTGCTTTTCGGAAAGGGAAAACCGGACGGCGGGGAAAAACCTGAAACCCACCGCCCGGCTCACTTCACTGGGGAAATCAGGAGCTCGGGAAATTCGGCAGCACGTCGATGTCGATCTCGACGCCCTTCCAATCCTCGTTTTGGGAGTTTTTGCGCACCTCGCCTACCAGCACTTTCCCGGCGGAAACAGAGACCAGATGCCCGGAGCTGATGGCGTTTGCCAAAGTGATCGCGGCGGAAAGTTTTCCAGCGAAGGGAGAGGTGGACGTGAGCTTGCCCTGCAGCTTCACCTCGATCGATTCATCGTAATCGGAACGGCCCACGCGCTCGCCCTGGTTGTTTTTCAGGTAGGACTTTTCATTGCGGCTCGTTTCATCGATCGATTCGATGATCACGCCGAGAGTGGTCTCGGCGGAGGCGATGCCCCAGCTTCCTACGGTTCCGATCAAGGTTGCGGCCATATCCCCGCCCGGAAAGTCAAAAGCGGCTCAAGCCGGCTCGCACAAGGTCGCCACCACCGTCCACGGCAGCGTGGTGATCTGGCGGTGGTCCGGCATGGAATTCCCCTGCACCTCCTGCAACATCGCGTGGAGATAGACCAGCTCCAGCGGCTGCGTCGCCGGCAGCGCCCGCATGATCGCCCGCAGCTCCTGGTCGAAGGCCTTCACCACCGCGCGGTGCACGGGATCTTCCGTGTAATCCTTGTCGCTCATCACCACCACCCGCAGCTTCACCCGCCCCGTGCCATCCATCCCCTTCGCCTTTTCACGCTCCCCGCCGTCATGACCGATGACCACGCACGGCAGATCGCGATCGCCCGTCCGCGTGAAATCGAAAACATTCCAATCCGCCGGCACACCCTCCGGCAGCACCGGCTCCCAGTCCTCCGCCGCATCCTCCGGCCGCGCGCCCCACAGCAGAGCCAGTTCCTGCACCAGTTGATCGGGGAGGTAGTTCATGCTCAAAACGGGGAGTCGATTCCCGCCCGCTTCGCTTCCTCGATGAGGATGATGTCCAGCCTCTTCATCAGCCGCTCTTCCGCAATCCGCACCGCCTCATCCTGGGCGCGTCCGCTCAGCACGTCGCTCACCCACGGCACGGTATTGCGGATCGTTACCACCGGCTCACCCTGGCTCTCGTAAACCGTGGCGCCGCCGCTGGTGTTCGGATGGGCCTTCGGGCTGGCCCAGGTCGGCACGGCGGAACCCCCGCCCAGTTGATCCGCCGCCTTCGTCCAGCCCGCTTTCGTCAGCCCCGTTTTCCGCTGCTCCTGCCGGATGTATTCCTCACGCGCGCCGCGCTGCAGCACCAGCCCGCGCGGGTGCTTCAAATACACTCGCCCGCGGCTCTTCCGGTTCGCCTGGTGCACCGCCGGATCCGGCACCCGCATCACTTCCGCCTGGGAGGCTTTTGATTTTCCGATGATCCGCTCCATCGCCGGCTGGTCGCTCTTCCGATACGCCGCCCAGAACGCGAAAGCGCTCTTCGGGTCCTGATTTTCGAGAGATTTGTAAAGGCTCGATGGCGTGGCGAACACCCGGCGGATATCCTTTGCCACCGCGTTCATTCCCGCCTTCCGCGCCGCCGGCCCATCGCCATACGGCTGGGTGGAAAAGGCCAGCCGCACGGCCATGTTGGAGCCCGTCAGCTTCAGCTCATCCAGCAGCCCCCGCCCGCTCGCCGCCAGGAAGCCGGCCAGAGCCCCGCGCAAGGCGCTTTCGCCCTGGATCGGTCCCGCTTCGATCATCGCTGTTTCGGTTCGCACCGCAGCATCCACGCCGTTTCATGCGGCCGGTCCGGAACCTCCATCACGGTGAACAGTTTCACCTGCTCCCCGCCACCGGCCCGCAGCCACTCCACCGCCATCCCTACCTTGGGCGGGGTGATCAGCACCAGCTTATCGATCCGGAAAAACCGCACACCCTTCACCAGCCGTCCGCCCTCACCGTATTCAGCGGCACCCGTGCCACCCACCGCCGCCGCCGCATACTCCACGCCATCGATCTTCACCACGCCCGGAAACAGCTCTTCCAACGTCTTCTGAGCGGCACGTTGGAAATTCTGGAAACCGGCGCGTGAGAGACCCATGCGGGAGACGCGGAGTCGAACTATTGAACAAAAACGTCGACGCCTATCTGACCGCCGGGGATCCACTCCCCGTCTTTCTCCTTCAACAGGTGCCGCTCGGTCTTTTGCGTTTTTGGAATTCGCACCAGCGCGACCGCAAATTCATCAGACCTTAGCTTCACCCGCACTCGGCCTTCCGGAAAACCTTTCAAAGGCTTTACTTCCGCCAGGCCAAACACAAACAGCTCACCAATAATAATTACACTCATAATGAAAGGGATCAGGGTTAAAGAAAAACCGCCCATCACACGAGGTGACAGGCGGCTTGATCTCCGCGCGAGAAAACGCAAAAAACGCGCGGAAAAGGGTTAGAACAGCAACTCCAGCAGGAGCGAGCCGTTGGAAGCGTTGCCGCCTCCGGACTCACCCACGGCAGTGGCGCGGATGAAGCGCTTGGTGCCGGGAGGAAGAGAGAACTGCATCGACCCCGCAGGATAGGCCGCGCCGGCCGCCGTGACGGTCAGCGTGCCCAGCTCGGCGATGTTCGTGAAGTTCGCCCCCGCCTCATCGGAGTGCTGAAGACGGGCCACGATGTTCTTCGTGTCCACGCCCACCGCGCCGGTGGTGGAAAGCTTCACGGAGAAGTTGGTTTGCACCGGAAACGGCTTTGCCTTGCCGAGGTCGATGGAGGAAGTGACCACCGTGGCCGCCGCGTTGGGAAGCGCGATGGACCGGAGAAGTTCGGCATCTTTCATGCCGCGTTCGGAAACTGGTTTAGCCATGATCGTAAAGGATGATGAAGATTAAAAACGAATGCCGGATTAGGCGTTGTTCTCGGTATCGACGAGGGAGTCGGTGAGAGTGATCGGATAGCCCGCCAGGGTGGTGGGCGTCTCCGCGAAGGCCGGTGCACCATTGTTGCCGCCACCCACTTGCCCGATGGCGGAGCGGGAGAGCTGGAGCGTGAGCAACGCCGTGCGGTTCATGAACCACCGGAGATTGCCGCGCCGTTTGATCGGAATTTTCGCTACGAGCGCCGCGGCGGTCGCGTCCGTGAGATAGTTGACCGTCGCCGTAGCCTTGATGCCCTTCACGCGGTAAACCGAAAACTCACTGCCCACCTGCAGGCCGATGTAGCTGGAAATGTTCGAGACGAAGGCCATCAGCTTCGTGCCGTCCGGCTTGGTGATTTGTTGCTTGTGCCATGGTGGCAAGGCGATCTCACCTTGATTCCCGACGACGAAGTTGACGCCTTGGCGGGAGAGATCCACCAGGTAAGCCGAGGTCGAGTTCGCACCCCCGTTCGCATTCACCTCGCCGTTATCAGCGATCTGAGTTTGCAGTCCAGCGAAGCCCTTGGCCTGCGCATCCTGGCCGTAGTAAAACTGGGTGCCGAGACCGATGGTGATGGACTCCAGCGCTCCGCTCGCTTCATCGGCCAGCAGGTTGCCGGCTTCACCGGGATCGCCCTTGACGATGGCTTCATCGACTTCGAGCTGGGCGTCGATGAAATACATCGGCTTCAGATCCTGCACCCAGGCGGACTTGCCGGGATTCACACCGCTGTTCGCATCGCGGAAGGCGAAGGGAGGCAGCGCGGTGCGGCGGGAAACCTTGTAGCTGGTGCCGGGGCGGGTTTGAGCAGGCACCACGGAGAATTCCGGGGCGCTGGTGACAACTTCGCCGATGATTCCGACGATGGCATCGTTCCCAGAGCGCTGGGCGATATCAAGAAGAGTAAGGAGGCCGTTTGGCATGGTGGTAAAAATTTCGAATTACGAGGATTGTAGTAGTCAGATCAGGCAACTTTCAGCTTTTCCATCTGGGCAGAGAAGGCAGCGGCGGCGCGGTCGCGGCCCTTGAGGTGGGCGAATTCGCCGGCATCCCCCTTCGCACCAGGGATCGTCTCCTGGGCGGCGGGAAGCTTGGCGGGCTCGATACCCATCCCCGCGATCACATCACGGACGCCATTGGAAACGGCGGCATTGACGGTGGCGGCAGGAGTGGAGGAACCCACGGCGGCGCGTTGCTCGGAAGTGAGCAGCGTTTCCAGCCGGGCTTCCATCTCCTGATAGCCGGTCACCTGCCCTTGTGCGGCGGTAAGCAGATCGCGGGTGGCGCCATGGGCGGCTTGTTCCGCTGCGAGATCAGCACGCAGCGCGGCGATCACACCATCATCGGAATGGCCTCCACTAAGCAGGCGGGACAAAAATCCCGGTCTCTGCGGGCTCGCTTCCACCGCTGCAGGAGCGGCTGGTGCGGTGGCGGCCGGAGCGGCGGGAGTGATGGGAGCTGCTTCCGCGGCGGCAGGCGCTACGGCAGGAGCAGGGGCGGTTGCGGCAGGCGCGGGAGCAGTTTCAACTGACATGCCCGCCCCGCGGTGTCAAAATCGCGCATCCGGCGCGATGGATCTCAAAAGCTTCTCAAAATCATCGGCAAAGCCATCGACGACGCCTTGCGGAGCGAACTGTGCCGGCCAGTATTGCCCCTGCATCAGCTCGTCACCCAGCCCGCGGCGTTCCCTCACGAAGCCCTTGAACTGCTCGCCGAATTGCTCCGTCATCTCCTGCATGAAGGCCTTCTCCTTCTCGGTCCACGGCTTCCCGCGCGTTCCGATCGCCTTCAAATCACCCGTGCGGAAGACATGCGTTTCCAGCCCTTCCATCTCATACGCCCGGCTCTCATCGAGATAAGCGCAAAACGTGGAGATGCTACCCACGATGGCGGAAGGTGCGGCGATGATGTGATTGCACGCGCTCGCGAAAAAGTAACCATTCGAGGCCGCGATGGTGTCGGTATAAGCGATTGTCACCTTGCCCGCCTTGCCCATCGAGCGCATTCGCGCACTCCGGCGCACCCACGCAAGCACCACCCGGCGAGTCGATGTGAACCACGCAATGCGTCACCCGCGCATCCGCCGCGATGTTTTCAGCCTGCTTCGCAATGATCGCGGAATCACAACCGCCACACAGCAGACCGAGCAGCGAAAGATGCTTACCGATGATTCCGCTCACCTTCAAAATTGCGATTGATCCCACCATCTCCACCTGGTCATGCCAATAGCCGGTCTTTCCATCGGAATCCCGCCAGCCCGGCCCCTCCGGATCATCCGCCGCATTCCCCGGCACCACCGCCGCCACGAATTCACGGTTGGATTTCAGTTCCTCCCGCCGCTCGATGTGCGCCTGGAATTGCCGGCATAGATTCTCGTGCGCGCCCGGCATGATCGACCACGGCTCACAATAAAGCTTCGCGGCGATCTGGGGATAAGGTTGCTGGGTATTCATCGGAAAATTGAGTTGTTAGAGCGTTGCAAAAAACAGTTCGTAACGGTGCCGTTACAAATATTACTTCGAGCGGCGTTTCGACTTCGGTTTTTGATCGTCGTCATCTTCATCGTCGTCATCGGGCGATGGCGGTTCTTCATCCTCTTCCTCATCTTTGTCGGCGTTCTTTTTCGTGGCCACGATGTCGCCGATGACCAGCTTCAGATCGTCCATCTGCTTCTTCTCTTCCGCCAGTTGCCGCAGTTCGGTGAGCCAGTGCAGCCCCTCCTTGGCATAGAATTTTTGCAGGCTCATGAGGCGGGATTTCACCAGCTCCATATCAAGCTTTCCCTCGCGTCCGCGATCGGCTGTCAGACTGCCCTGCGGCAGCATGGCCGGGTTCCACCACTTCGGATCGCGCGGCATCCGCAGGCGGCCGGCTTTCATTTCCTTGGCGATGGCATAGCACCAATACCTCCGGCAGAAATTTTCCTGCCGCAGCAGGCGCTGGCCGATCCAGCGCTGCAGCTTGGAGTTCAGCAGCCGGTTGTTCGCACCTCGCAGGCTGGCGATGTCCCACATCAGCTCCGGCGGCAGGCCGATGCTCCAGGCGGTATCCCGCACCAGGTGTCCCAGCAGCGCGATCTGATTGGGATGCGGAGCGGCATCGATCAGCGCCTTGAGCGAGACGCCGGCCGGCAGTTGCGGAATGTTTCCGCCGGTCATGATCTCTTCGTAATTGAAATTTTCAGTGGTCGGCGCGCCATTGGCATCGATGCCACCGCGTTGGCCTTTTTTGACCTGGGCAATGACCGAGTTTGTGACATTCCCGCCATAGCTTGCCGAACCGGCCGCCGTTTCCATGGTCAGCGGAATCTGATTCCGCACCTTGATCCCGTATTTGATATCGCGGACGATCTCGCCCATGTCCTGCAGGTTATTGATCGCCGCACTCAGGATCGAAACCGGCCGGACGTGGCCCACCTTTTTGAAATGGGCGTAATACAGAGCGTTCGCAGCCAGGATCGTTCGGCTTTTGGTCCGGTCATCCGGATCGATCAGATTGTAAGCCTCATGCCGCCCGAACCCATTGATCCGCACGCCGTCCCGCCACCGCTGGCCCTCCAGGTCCCCGTTCGGCTGTAAAATCTGGTGCGCTTCATAAATCGCAAGCCGCGCCGCCCCCGATGCCGTCTCCGTCAGCACCGGCAACACGTCCCCATCGCGAAAAGCGGCGATATTGAGCTGCAGCTGGCCTTCGTAGAATCCAAATTTTCCGGAAGCATCGAAAACCTCCGGAATTTCCTGCATATCGAAGGCCTCGTTTGCCAGGTCGTTCCACTCGGTATCCAGGCTGTTCGCCATCGGGTAGAGGTAGCCGATCAGATCCGCGGAGCCGCTCAGCAGGTGGCCTGCGAATCCAATGTTTTCGGTGATCGCCCGCGTCTTGCGCATCATCTCGATGCGCGTGTAGCTGGTGATCTCCCGCGAGGTGTTCAGCTCCGGCCAAATGATCGCGCCGCGCATCGTCGAGTGCGTCACCGCATCATAACCCGTGCCACCCCCACCATAGGAACCGCCGTGGGATGAAGGTCCCACGACCGGCGACGCGCTTTCTGCCTGACCGCGATTTCCGCGCCTGCCTCTACGATTTTTCGACATAAATTAGGTGGAAAATGGGCGACCGGAGAGATCCATGAAGCTGCTGCGCGCTGCGCTGGGGGAATCGCCATCCACTGCCGCCTGCAGGTGCTCCAGAACATAAGCAGGAGGGGCCTGCATCGGCTGGCCGCTGGCTCCACCGCCCTCGAAAGTGACCTGGGTGACGGTCACGCCGCTCATCACCTCCTCAACCGCCAGATTCCGCTTTGCAATGAGCTGCTCGATCGTGTGGCTTTCGCGAAATGCCTTAACTACTGACCAGTTGACCGCCATTGAGTCGCGGGCGGTGTCAAAACCTATGCGGCTACTTCTGCAGCGGCCGCAGCGGCTTCCTCATCGGCCAGCCTGATCAGTTCCGGACCGAGCCACGCCCACAGGATCTTCCCCATTTTAGCAGTATCCCCCCAGTCGTTCCCCTTTTGCTTCGTCCACTCGAAGCGGCCGGTTTTGGTCCGCACCAATTTTTCCCGCATGAATTCCTGAAGAAATTCGGGCTCCACGTTGGCAGGAAACCAAAGCCTCGAATGACCATAGGCCTCGGCTTTTTTCGCGTCAAAATTCGCGATGCTGCGGATGTAGAGCTCCCGCTTGAAAACATTGTCATCGTAAGTGACCACGGGGATGGTTGGCGAATTGGGATCGTCTTTGAACACCCGGTAATCTTTCAGCGAGACCATCGATCCGACGGAGCCGGGCGCTCCCCGGCTGCTGAAACAGGCTGGAAAACCACCCGAGCGCGCCTTGACGTGCTGCCGCACCTCGAAGGTCCGGTGGCCGCCCTCATCGATCATCACCACCGAAATGGGTAGCGGGCCAGCCGCCGTCATCACCTCACGGTTGCCGATTTCGTCAAGATCGGACAGTTCCAGGCTCGATCCCCAGTCGATGAAATACTGATCCCCTTTGCGATCGAACACCTGGATGCTCCACTTGCTGTTTTCGTCCTGCGTATCACCGATCAGCGCGGCCATCAGGCCTTTGACGGAGATCGGTGTGCCGGGATCGAAAACCTCCCCTTCCATCCGCAGTTCGCCGAGGCCGCGGTTCTCATCTTGCTGCTGCCGCCGGTAGGCCCCGCGGAGGGAAAGCAGCTTATCCTCGGTCACCTCGCCGATCGTCTCCTGATCGGGCTCGCCCATGTTGTTCTGGTTGAAATCCCGCAGCTTCATCGGGTCCTGCTGCGCCGCGATGAACTTTTTCGCCAACTGGCCGAATGATACGTTCTGATTTTGCGAGTAGAGATCGGAGTAATGGGCGCTGAGCTTTCCAGGTTCCCACGCCGGCTCACTGACATCAACGCCATCACGCGAGACAATGCGGAAATTCGTCGGCCTCCACGTTCCCAGCTTCATCATCCCGCGTTTGTGATGGTCGAAAATCTCACCCTTGCAGGCCTCGCACTCGTAATACGTTTCCCTCAGCACCCGGTTCAGATCCCAGTGATTCCCGATCAGATCCTTGCAGTGGGCGAAGCGCATTTGCTTCCACACCAGGTGCTGCAGGTGGCCGCATTCAGGGTGCGGGCACGGCACGTGATACTTGTGCCGGCTGCCGGTCAGATACTCCCGGTGGATCTGACCGTGAACGAACGTGGGAGTGGAAAACGCCACCAGCCTGGAACCGGTTTGTTCCTTCAGCCGCGTCCGGAGCAGGTCGAGCGTGGTGGCCTCACCGGAAAGGGCCTTGTGCTTGTCCACCTCATCCGCCACGCCCAGCATGACGGTCACGCTCGCAAGCTTTCCGGCGGAGCCCGCGCCGGTGAGCCAGAGGTTCATCCCCGGCAGCGAATAGGAAAACGTGGCAATCCCCGTCTCGCACTCCGCGAAGAGCTTTTCAGTCGCAGGGCTATGCCGGAGAAAGGCCTGCAGCCGCTCTGAAATCTTCTTCGCCTGCGTGTCGGAATCCATCACGTAGAGGCAGTTCGCCGGCTGCCCGGCGATCATGCGCACGATGTGTCCGAGCGAATGGAAGCTGGCCGCCGATTGCCCCGATTTTTGAAGAATCAATTCGCCCCACTCGGTTGAATCAAAGAAGAGATCCAGCAACTTCGCGATCGCCGGTGAATAGTCGGGATCGTAGGGCCCGGGCTTCGACGGATTTTCCTCCGGCTGGACAATGATGTTTTTCGCCATCCACTCGCCCAATGGCTCCCGCGATCGCGGCGAGAAAACCGAAAGGAAACAACCGAGCACCAGGGAACGCACGCTCATGATGCCGCCAGCTCGAACTCAGCCGCAAATTTCCTCCCGCAAACCCGGCGGAAAACCTCTTCCATTTCCTGCCGCCAGGCGGCCGCCCACTCCGCATCGTTGGCCGCCGCCCGCAACCGCGGCGCGCATTTCACGCCGTGTCCGATCAGCGACGTCTGCAGGACCTTCAGCATCCCCACCGTTTCATTCCGAACCTCGCTCGTGCGTTGGAAATCCCCGCGCTGCTCCAGCACGGTGGGCATCAGACGCTCAAGCTGGCGGATTTCGGCCGAGACTTCTTTTTGTTGCCCGAAATAATTGCTGGCCCGCGAAAAATCGCTCGCGTGCAATGCCTTCATGTGGAGCTTTTCCAGCATCAACCATTTCCGCCTGTAGCTGTCCAACTGCTGCTCAATGCCCAGCTCGTGCTCATCGATCGATGGCATTTCGAAGGGCTCCAGTTCCTTTTCAGACCTCTTGACCCCCTCTCCCGACGTGGATCCCGCCGGCTTCGTGCCGGTCAGCTTCTCGATGGCCTCCAATAACCGCGCCGGCACTTTCTTCGAATACCGCCCTTCGAACCAAGCGGCCATTTCACCAGGACTATCCAACGGCACCGGATCGCCCGCCTCTTTCCCGTCCGCCAGCCAGTTCTTGATCTGCCGTTCGCCGTAGCCATAGCGCTCCGCCCAAGCCGGAATTCTTCCCCGCTTGGTCCGCGTCGCCTCGGACTTTCCGACATCCTCGCCGAGCAAATCAACCGCCCCGCCTGCCATTTCACCCCGTTCAGTGTCAAAAGGGCAAAAGGGCAAAGGGATTTTTCACCCCCCTCTCGGTTTTTACGGGTGGAGTTGCGGACAC